CGAAAAGAGTTTATTTGTCCCGAAAACGGGCTTTATATGCAAATTCCGTATCTTGTTAAGGCAGATGTGCAAAAGTTTCTTAAACGGCTTAGAAAGCGTTTATACGGCTCAAAAAAAGGTGAGCTCCGTTATTTCTTATGTGGTGAATATGGCGACACGACATATCGCCCTCATTTTCATCTTATTCTTTATGGATTAACGCTTAAAGATATTGTTTTATATAAAACAAGCGGCTTTGGAGCGAAAACGATTTTTTATTACAACTCTAAATTTTTAACTGAAACGTGGGGAAAGGGATTTGTTGTTGTTGCTGCCGTTAATCAACAATCTTGTGCGTATACAGCTCGATATGCTCTTAAAAAAGTGGATTTTATGCAGAGTGAGAGTTATGCTAAAGCGAAGTTGGCTGAGTATGATCCGCAAGTAGAAGGAGTTGATAAGTTGATGAATTATCTTGTTTGTAGTGGTTATATAGCAAAACCCTTCGCTCTTATGAGTCGTAATCCTGGAATAGCGAGAGAGTATTTTGATGAAAATTGCGGCATAATTTATAAATATGACCAAATTCCTGGAATTCCTGTTAAACATTTGAAATACTATGACAGGCTTTATGACAAGCTTTCCGATTTTACTCATCGAGAACTTGAAGATATAAAGGTTAAAAGAGTAGAACGCGCAGAGGCGCGCCAGGAGCAATCTCGTGTTATGCTAGGAATGACTCGCGAGCAATACGAGGACTTGTTGTGTCAATACATTAAAAAGCGTTTTAAGCGTGAAAAAATTTAATCTTTCTTATAAGCGAAAAATTAAATAATGCTTATGCCTGCAATCTGTTTGCAGGCTTTCCTTTTGACCGCGACCGAGCGGTCAATCGTACAGTCCCCTCTTGATATGGACTGTACGACTGACACTCTTTCGAGTTTAGCGAAAAAAAATTTAAAAAAAATTACTTAAAACGATTGACAGTCCATAAAAAAAAATGTATTCTATAAATGACCTTAAAGGTCAAATAAATATTTGGAGGTTTTTTGTGAGAAAAAGACGATTAAGTAGACGCGCATCTAAGCGCATCAACAAGCGTGCGGCCCGCCGTACGAAAGCAGCGAATATAGTTCGCCACGTGTCAAGAGGAGGAATAAGATTTTGATTTGTCCCGAAAGAATGAAAAGTGAAATTCTTAAAGCGATTAAAGCTCAAGAAGCGATTGAGTATCTTGTTAAATATTTCGGACTTAATTATATAGATTTTTTTCTCGTGCTTCGTGATACTGCGAAAAAAGAATTAAAGGAGATTAAAGTAAATTGAATTCTTATACTTTTAAAATAGGATTTAAGATAAACGATATAATTTCGGCGGTGCATTGCCCGCTCGAGGGCTTCCTTGTTTCTGTTGACAAAACTCCCGAAATAAAGGAAGTAAACGAACGTAAACAGTTAAACGTTTATGTAGAGGACTATATGTGCAGCGATAAAGAATATGCGCTTTCTTCTCAATTTGTATGTACTATATCCGATATTCTTGATTTTCTTGCGCCTGTCGGCGATGAAAAAGATGATGAGCGTTATATTCGAGCGGCAAAACGCTTTATACAGTTTATTCCTTATGTTTCTTTTGACGAATTGCCTTTAACTATGGAGGTAAAAGATGAATAACGTTGATAAAGTTTTTCCTGGACAGACTTTTTCGAAAAATCAGCCTGTTCACGGTTATGATTACGATGAAAACGGCGAAAGAATATTTACCGTTATTGGCGAAGATATGATATATGCCCGTATACAGGAAGCGAACAACTCCACAGATATGGAAATGATTAAAAATCAGTTATTGTCCGCAGTTGAAGCGGACGAGAACGCCGTAGATAAATACTTTAAGTCTTACGGCGATGTAGAAAATTTAAAGGTAGGCAATGAACTTGAAACAACTGATAATCAATCTCCTGATGACTCTATCGCTAAAACTCAAGGCGATAGCGATAAAATTACAATTCAATCTTCAAGTGAATCAAACAAAGAAAGCGGCGAAAAAGGAGGTTAAACAAAATGAAAGTAAATAATGTAAATCATTACGTTAAGTTGCCGCGTGTTTCCGATAGACGCTTTACCCAATTTAAGATTCCGCACGGCTTGCATACGACTTTTAACGCCGGAAAACTCGTTCCTGTATATTGTAAAGAAGTTTACCCGAATACGAGAATAAAGTTAAATTGGCGTACTGTAACTCGTCTTTTGACCCCTAAATATCCTACAATGGATAATGCAAATCTCGATGTGTTCTTCTTCTTTGTTCCGAATATCGAAATTTGGAATAAGTGGCGAAACTTCATGGGTGAAAACGATACGGATTATTGGACTGAAAAGCGTGCTTATTCTGTTCCTCAGCAATCTGTCCCGCTTAAAACTATTACTGATTGGAGTTCTGTCAAGCCTTTTTTACCTTTACGGAATGTTGGTGATTTGGCTGACTATTTAGGTATTCCGATTTCTGATAAATCTTTTAACGGAGAAACAGATTCTCAAGATTATACGTCTGTATCTGCTTTGCCTTTCCGCGCTTACGTTAAAATTTGGAACGATTGGTTCCGTGATGAAAATTTTCAGGAGCCTTGTAAGTTAAATCTGGGAAATTCTGAAAATCTTGCTTATCCCTCGCGTGATTCTCGTAATAATTTCGGCGACGTTACCGATTATGTTAAATATGCCGAAATTGGCGCGGCGTTATGTCCTGTTGATAAGTATAAAGACTACTTTACTAGTCTTTTGCCGCAGCCGCAAAAAGGTGATCCTGTGTCTCTTCCGCTCGGAGATACTGCTCCGCTTATTCACGGCGCTGCTCCTCAAATTGTTGAATTGCTTCCCTCTACGTCTCTTGCTTATAGTAAGTCGCCCGTTGTTGCTTCGAAAAGTGCTGGAGCATCTTCTAGGGTTACTCTTAGCAGTTTAGATACTACTGCTGAAACTGGAAACCCTCGCGATTTATTTAAGATGGACTATCAGGCTGACCTTTCGGCCGTTTCTTTAGTAACGGTTGAGCAACTTCGTTTGGCGTTTGCCACTCAAAGATTCTTAGAAATGTCCGCGATAGGCGGAACTCGTTATGTTGAACTCGTTTCTTATATGTTTGGCGCGAACTGTCCCGATGAATATTTACATCGTTCGCGTTTTCTTGGAGGGAAATCTATCCCCTTAAACATAACTCCTATTACTCAATTAAGCGGTTCGGCTACGGAGAGCCTCGGTCAAGTTGGTGCTTTTTCGAACACGGCTGGCGGTGATTTTGCTTTCGATGAGAAATTCGAGGAACACGGATTTATTATGGGCCTTGTATGTGTTCGTACGGCCCATAGTTACTCGCAAGGATTGCCTAGATTTTTTATGAAGAAACAAAAACTCGATTACTATTTTCCCGTTTTTGCTCACCTCGGTGAACAGCCTGTTTATAATAAAGAGATTTATCTTCAGGGAACTACTGAAGATAATGAAATTCTCGGCTATCAAATGGCTTGGGACGAGTTAAGACATACTCCTACTCGTTCGTCTGCGTATCTTCGTATGGGGACTCCTGGAGCTCTTGAACAATGGACTTATGCGGATAAATTCGATTCGTTGCCCGTTCTCGGATCGGCGTTTATGGAAGAAACGAAAGATAATATTGCTCGTACTCTTTCAGTAACGGAATACATTCATCAATTCATTTCCGATTGGTTCTTTATCGAAGAAGTGTATCAAATTCTTCCCGCTGATAGCACGCCTAAGTTGATAGGTTAAAAGGTGGGGTATGAAATGGGTACTTCTATGTTATTGTTGCTTGCTGGTCTTTCTCTTGTTACTACGCTTGCTTCTACTGGCTATAATGCTTATAATGCCGAGCGTCAGCGTGAGTTTTCGGCTCAAGAAGCGGCGAAACAACGTTCTTTCGAAAAAGAAATGAGTGATACGGCCGTTACGCGCCGTATAGACGATTTAAGGGCAGCGGGGTTAAACCCCGCTCTCGCAGTTGATAACGCCGCCTCTACTCCTGCTGGTGCTGTTGCCGCTTCCTCGTCTGCCGCTAAGGCTGATACTTCTGCTATGGCTTCGTCGCTTGGATCTCTTATGAAGATAGCAGGTGATAAAAAAACTGCCGCTTTTAACGATTATTCGAGCGCTTATAATATGTATCGTCAAGCAGAGGAAAGTCTTGCCGAATATGGTGATAAAGAGGCTTACGACTATTATAAAACTGCCGAATATCTTATGAACTCGGCTCAAAAAAAGGTTCGTTAATATGTGTACTTCGCCATTATATCGTTGCTCTAGTTGGCTTAAACAGTTGGACGGCTGCGCGGATTTTCCACGCAGCCTTTCCAAACGTTTTATGAATAAAAAGAATCCTATTATAGGGCGTGCTGATTATATCGATTATACAAGGCGTTATAATTTGCCTTTAAATGCTTTTCAAGAGATTCCTTGCGGTCAATGTCTTGATTGTCGTATAGCACACTCAAAAGAGTGGGCTGTTCGTTGTATGCTTGAAAGTAAATATCATAAGAATAATTTCTTCGTGACACTCACTTATGATGAATATAATTTGCCGCGAAAAGAGTTTATTTGTCCCGAAAACGGGCTTTATATGCAAATTCCGTATCTTGTTAAGGCAGATGTGCAAAAGTTTCTTAAACGGCTTAGAAAGCGTTTATACGGCTCAAAAAAAGG